GACCGCCGGTGGCACCATGCGCGTTCACGAACTGGCAGTGGGCAAAAACCGCCGACTGGCACCCCGCGTCCACCTGAACGACCGGGGAGTCCGCGGCTGCCAATCCGTTGGCGTCGAACATGATTCCTGTTGCATGGATCGCACTGCCGGATATCTCAATCCATGGCGATTGCACCAGAACCTGTGCCCGTCGTACTACCGTGCCGCCCGCCACGCCGATCAAAATCGTATCATTGGTGATCAGCAAGGGGCCATTCACGATATAAACGCGGTTATCAAGCCTGACAGGTCGCCCCGACTGCATCGCCAGCGAGAAAGCTTGCGTATCATCTGTGACACCATCACCAGCCGCACCGAAGCTTGCAATGCTTATGGCGTCCGCAAGAACGTCAGCGATCCGACGCGCCCCAACGCCACCGGTCGGCGCGACAGCCAAATTGGATAGGCTGATGCCGGACAGCGTTCCCAAACCGCCCATGAAGGCCGCGTAACTGGCCGCCGCATTTTGCCCACCTTGCGCGACCGCGACAAGGTCGCCTGGCTGCGGTGGACCGGCGGCCGGCAAGCCAGTTATGTCAAACGCTGCCGGCGCATTGATTGTCCCATTGGCGATGCTCAGATTATCGCCTATCGTAATCGTCTCCGGATTGCCAATGCCGGCGCTCAAGCGACCCAGCAGGCTATTCTGCGGCAAGGCGAGTGCGGCCTGAACGCCGCCCAAAAGCTGGGCGCGCGTTGCCTTGCGCGCAATATCCGTTTGCGAAACCATAATCCCGTCGGTGTCGCTCACCGACACGGCCGCGGGCAATTCATCGATCGTAGGCATGCCGGGGCCTCCGCTCAGCTGGTTGTGATCGGCTGGTCGGTCTGGTTCGTAATCGGTGCCCCGGTCTGGTCGGTGATGGCGGTCGGCGGCACCGGCGGCGTCGCCAGCGACAGCACGGGCAATGCCAGGGTCCGCCCAATGGTACGACCGCTATTCGTGCCAATCGTCACCGTAACGGCGTAGCTGGTTCCGGCAAAGCCACCGCTGAACCACATGATGGCCAGGTCGCCATCCACGCTGGACGACTGCAATGTCAGGTCGCCAGGATTGTTCGGCGCGATCGCAACATCCAATGTCGCGATCGCGTCACCGTCATTGCCCGCGATCGCCTCGGAGATATCCAGGACGTAATCGAGCGTATCGGTAGGATCCTTGACCGGCCAACTCAAAGGCGGCTGCAATGTCGTCACTGTTCCGCGCGGCACGGTGCCGAAACCGTCGATGACAATGACCCGCGCGGTAGAGGGGACCCAGCTATATGTCGCCGGCGTGGCCATTGGCTGCTCGCTCCTCGCGTTCCGAAACTGTTGACCCAGCAACGTTGCCGGGCCCTACCATTCCACTAGGACAAGTCCGGGCCCACCCTGTCCCCCCAATCCCTCAACGATACCGCCGCCCCCGCCACCGCCGGGCAGCGTGCACGCATATCCCGCTTCTCCGCCGGAAGCCCCAGGCACAGGCGCCACCACGACCGATGCGGCGCCCGCGCCACCGAAAGCGCCACCGCCCGCCCCACCCAGCGCAAACGCGCCCGTCACCACGCCAGAGCCCCCGCCCTGCCCCGCCGCGACATATCCAGACCCCACGCCCACAGGCCCCGGGGCGCCACCCAGAGCACCCAGGCCGGACGATCCGTTTGCGCCCGCCGCGCCGCCGCCGGCCGATGCAAGGGTCCCGAAACTGGATGCGGCCCCCGCCGTCCCGACGCCGCCATTGCCAACCGTCACAAAGAAGCTCTCGCCGGCGGCCACCGCGTAGAAGCCCTCCGAATAGCCGCCGCCGCCACCACCACCGCCAGCACCGCCGCCGCCATTGCCGCCGGCGCCCCCACCACCCCAGACCCGCAATTTCACCGCGGCGACCCCGTTCGGCACAACCCAACTCGCCTGCGTCGTTGGCGTAAAAACCGCCAGGTTGCGCGTGCCCGGGCAAAGTTGCGGTAATTTCCACGGCAGAAAGGGAGCACTCGGCACTTGCATGATGCTGGCGGCGGTAATCGCGGTTTGCCCGCTCGCAACCGTAATGACATAGAGCCCCGCCCACCCTGCATCCACGGCCGGCGTAGGCTGCGATCCCGCTGCGGCAGGCGCGCCCACCTTCAGTTGCAATTGCACCTGTTGCAGCCGCTGCGTGTTCTGCTGCGCCCCGTCCCCACCAGGCCCGCTATAGGGCTGCGACGGATTGCTTGCGTTGTAATATGGCAGCGCCACCGGCGTGGCATCGCTCTCCAGCAGGCTCGCCTCGATCAGATAATTGACCGCCTCGCCGGCGCCGGTCGGCGCGGTCAGCTGAAAGCTCGTACTGCCAAGATTGATTCCCATCCGCAGTAATGGCTGCGTGGGCGCCGCCGGCAATGACCCGAATGGCAGGCTGTCCACAGCACCATACTGGGTCACGCTCCCGGGACCCACGGATATGGTCAGCGAGGCCGGTTGTGTGGGCAAGCACGCTAGCCCATCGACGACACTATTCGTTCCGAGTACCGCCTGCGCCAGATAGCCGATCGCAACCATAATGTTGCGCTCTGTGCTGAGCAGGTCGGTGTCCAGCGGAATGGCGCCGGGATAGACGATTTGCCTGTCCACGATGGTCTCGTTCCCCTATTGTGCAGGTGCACTGTTTCACCCGGCGCCGCATGAACGGCGGGCCTGCGTTGCTTCAGTTCGAAATCCGCATCCAGGCAATGGTCGCCACCGGCGTCAGCCGCGGCACGGCATCGATGATATCGGCGTCGAGAATCTGTGCCGGCTCCATCGAAAGATCACCATACACCGGTATGCCGCCACTGCCATATCCGGCCAGCAGGGCAATGCCGCTGCCGCGCGGCCGGTAGGCGGTGACGAAAAACTGAAATGGCAACGCGAGATTGCCCCACCCGCCGGCCACGCCATAGCCAACGCCACCGAGCCCATAGCCGCCGGTGTCGCTCGTCAAGGCCGGCTCAAAAATCGTCGGCGAGCGGCCGGTAAGCTGGCGCAGCGCCACGCTCAAGGCCGCACGGGTCCCCCGTGGCCGCAGCAATTCGTTCCCGATCCTGGCCCTGTATAGGGTGTCGTCCTCGCCGCCGAACCGCGGCAGCACGCTGCCAAAATAATCGACACTGATCAAATCAAGGAACGAACTTGTCGCGCTACGAATCCTCGCCTGCGAGATTACGAATTGAATGAGCGCGTACACATAACTCCATGCAGCGCCGATGCCGGTCAGCAGCCCGCCCAACACCGGCGCATCATCGGCAAACCAGCCCTGCGGCAATAATGCGCGCACCCGGCGCGCCATATCATCAGGATCCCCGGTCACCTAGTTCACCACGACCGACGACGCGCGTAACACGGCATTGGCCGGGGCAATAACGTCGATTGCAGCATTATTGATCAACGCGCTGGTCACGCTCAACACGCTCGGATCCGTATCGTGCGAAATCGCCTCGATCTTCGATATCGCCAATATTCCCGCAATCGGCAGCGCCGCGATCCATGCCATGATATTTTGTTGTGCAAGTGCCGCCACGGCAGCGTGCGTCAGCGGGTTGGAGGTTTCCAGCACAACATTCACGGCCACCTGGATCACGATCGGCCCGTTCACGGTAAATATCGATCCGACCGGCCGCACCGCGTCTACCGCGGCCCGTGCTTCGGTCAGCAATGCGGCAGGAGGAGATCCGGTCCCGTCATCGACAATAACGCAAAACGTCCCAACCTGCGTGGCACCCGTCAGCGTTTGATTTTCCAGGACAGTGTAGCGCAGCCCCTGCTGCAAACCCGCCACCGCCGAGAGCACCGCGCCGATCGTCGCGAGAGACCGGCTATTGATGTAGAGCTGAAACCTGGCCCGGAACGCCGCATCGCTCTCGGCATCCAAGCCACCGCTTGTCGGGTTTGCATTGGAAACCGTGTCGATGCCAGCGATCGGCGATGCCAATAGCCCAATCGCGCCGCTTTGCACGTTGCCTGCGCTGCCTGGCGCGCTCGCCGCAACCGGCACATCGGCACTGCTCAGACCGGCCGGCAAATTATAGCCGCCACTGCCATTCCAGCACGGGTTCGACGCGTCGGCCGTCACCAAGAATGTCTGCAAGCCCTGTGTCACGCGCAGCACCGTCCCAACCGGCACGCCCGCCTGCAGCGTTGCCGTGTAGCGGCCAAACGTCACCGTGCCGACGGCACTCGCCGCTGGCAGCCGCAGCAGCGAGAAATCCGCCATCCAGCTGTCGAGATCAGGCCCAACGCTGGTCGCCGCGCGCGTCAGCGCCAGCACCTGCAATACCAGCCATTGCAACCACAACGCAACGGACGCGCACGCCTCCAGCAGCGCGCGCAAGACGCTGCCGACGGTGAGGTCGACGAGCTGCACCGCAGTTCCCTGCAATGTTGCCGCCATTTGCTGGACCATTGTCGTGAAACTCTGCACGGGAAGCTGCATGTCAACCACTCACCGTAAAACTCAGCGACTGGGTGCCGCCGTTCAATGCGTCAATGTAATTTATCCCGACGAAGACGCTGCCATTCGGCAAGATTTGTGCCGTTACGGTCGGGTCCGGTCGCCGCGCCACCGCGCTCTCCGCGAAAATCTGGCTTTTTATTGTTCCGATGATCGTGCGTTCATCGACA